TGCCTTGCTGATAAGTATGGCGATACCTCAAGCAAGCAACCGTCATAATAATACCATGCTCGTTAAACTTCCGAGAGTAACCTGTACGACCGTTCGTCCAGGAATAAGCGCCTACGTTACCGAGGGGGCTTTCTTCAGTACCTTGCGAGGTCTGGGCGACCTGAACAATGTTAAGCGGAGTACGACCGCCACCAAGGTACTGAGGGAACTGAATATAAGCGTCGGGGATATGCACGCCAAAGTGACCATAAAGGTATTCATTATATCTGGAACCGTAAATCGCGTCACGTTCCAACATTTTTTGATAAGCGAACGCAAGACGAAGGTCATCAACAGTAACCGCCGACGATTCCGACAAATCCGCAAACAAATTCGACGGATAAACGGGAGAACCAGCAGTCGTTACACCGGGAGCATTAACAGTCGAAAAATTTCCGGAGCCGTTCGCTCCTAAAAGTAATTGCGGGGGTTGAATACCGCCATATAAACGTAAACTTACCGGCGGAGAACTCGTATCCTGAACCGGTATTTGCTGATTTTGAGGAATCACAGGAGCAAGACCAGCAATATTAAAGGAAACCGGAGCACCTTTTTGAGGATTGGGGACGCACGAAGTAAAATAGTCCTTGTACTTATTCACTTTAGGCGGTTTACCTGTATAGTTGTTAGGGCCAAAGGCATTATTATTCAACACCTCAGACGCTTGCATAGCACCTTTCTGAACAAAAATCTCGTCCGTCGTGTTCTCATTCCTGAAGTACTTATCATAAATCAAAGCAAACGACCTGAAAGGGAGAAGGGAAACGGGATTTTCATTCGGGATAGACGCATTAACAGGAAGACCGAGATAGTCCGCTATGCTACCAGGCTGAATAGCAGGGCCTGAAACCATAGGAATTTCCGCCAACTCATTATCGGTATAAGCCGAAGGATTCGGATTACCGAACACTTTTTCAAAATCATCGTATACAAGACGATGAGGAACAAAGAAGTGATACACATCGAGATATAAGTTATCCATCACTGGCTTAAGGAAGGACGAGGTGACCCGGGAAACATCGAATGCACGACATTTGAAAATGTCACCAGGCACAACCTCTTGCCAGTCGATGGGATACAGAGTGCCGACATCCATCGACGTCGTCACAGAGTGAGAGAGATTAAAGCGTGCACGCGGAAAGCGCGGGATAGGCACGCTCTGCAAAGAATGTCCTCGTGCCATTATTTAGCCACCTCGAGAACACCGTTCATAACAAACTCTGGAGCGGACGAAATCGCACCGCTTTCGAGGTCATACTCTCCAAGATAGTAAAGTGCGAGGTCTGAAGCGATTTCAGATTTCTCGCAAAGATTCTTAAACCAGCGGACAGCAAGGCCCTCGTTCATGAAGATGCGAGGCTCGGAAAACTGTCCGGCAACTGCGTCCTTGACGCTGTAAATTTTGTAAATCATGTCAAAAATACTCCTTATCACTTACAAACTAAATCCGCCATAAGCAATACGCTTATGCAGACGACGGCGACGAGCGCGGCGACCAGTACGATAGAAACCACGACGGCCGCGAGCTACGCGGCGACGACGACGACGATACATCACTTTACCTCCTTTTCTGTTTTTTCAGCAGAGGAAGGGGCAGGGCTTGAAACACCGTTCGGCGCATCCACAGGTGGCACGGACGACTTATCCGTTTGTGCGGCATTCGCCGCCCTGCTCTCCTTCCTTGCCTTGTCTATTTCCTCAAGGCGATTCTTAAGTTTACTCGCCTGTTCGGATACATGGTCAAAAATCTCCTCGGCCGACAATTCATCAGAGAGGTTGAATTTTTCACGGTACATTTCGGCTTTATCAAGATACTCGGTAAAGCCATCGAGGTCATCCAGATACTCATCGTAGTTATCTTGAATCTCATCTGTCGCATCCTCTTGCGGCATAAAGCGCTCAAGACAGGACTGCAAACAGATGTCTTTACAACTATCGATAAGCTCCTGGATATCAATCCGCTCATCAGTCAGCTCCAACTCGCCTGTCGCCTTATTCAGACGGTAAACTGGCTTGAATCGCTCGAACTCCTGCGAAGGCGATTCTTCGGTTTCTCGGTACGTTGCGGTACGATACTTCATTGCCTCATTTAACTCCTTAAGATATTTTATGTTCTTCGTCCTAAAAAACAGGACGATGGACACCACTGCATAGACGGCGAAGGTAATGTATTCGCCATAATTCGCCATAAAATCCACAAAACTCATTTCTTATCTCCTTGGTCATATTCATCGAACAAAGACGGCTGGTCTACTCCATCCAGAGCGACCAACTGTCGATTTAGATTTAAATACATCTCATAAAGAATCTTACGACGCTTGATGAGATGTCCATAATCAGAGCCTTTCACCTCAATAGCGAGGAGTTTATCTACCATCGCGATATCTCGGGAAACTTCCTGCATACGGCGAACAATCCGCTCACGTTCAGTAATCCGTTTCATCGCACAACCAAGGATAATCCACAGCACCACAAGACGGGACGACTCCAAGGATATCGACCTCGTCTAAACCCATAGAAATACAGTAGTTTGAAAAAAGTACAGCCGCTTGAACGATGGTATCAGCAGGAACGGAAGCTGTATGAATAGAACCATCATGCAAGGCGTATGTAACAAAAAAGAACATAAAAAAACACCTCACAAAAAAAAATAGAGTGAGGCGAGGAAAACAAAAAATGAAACAAAACTCCGTCGCCTCTTACGTGTTTGATTTTTTTTATCTGAGCATACTATATCATACCATGCAATTTTTGTCAAGAGGTTTTCCAAAAATTTTCTCAAACCTATGTTTTCGGTATTCTATCTGTGTGGTATAGTGCTCTATATTCGCCATCATCTCGACATACTCGCTTATCGCGTGATTTATACGACGCTCTTTTAAATCCGCAATTTGGTCTGGATACGACCTTTCAAGCACTTTCAAGTAATAGCGGGGAAGATGAATGTACTTGCCATCCTGGTAAAGTTTATCGGTTTCCATGAGATTCGGCTTAATAGCCTGATAACCGATACCGGGGTTGCGGCTCATATTGACAAAAGCACGATGTCGGCCATCAGCAGGGGGGTTTTGAAGATAGATGGCGACATACTTTGCGACGTCGAACTCGACCTCACACACGCTTGAAAAGCCTTTCGACCAGACTTTTTCGAGTTTGAGGAGACCGATACAACTTCGTCTTTTTTTTGTCGTAGCCAAAAAGATATCGGTCAGAGAAGTCATAACCGAAGACAATCATGTGATAGTGAGGTCGAAGAAACTGCTCGCCATACTCACCGCATCCAAAGAAACGGATCTCGCTGGGCTGAATCGCCCAACGCAACCGTTTCAGAAAGGTTTGCATCTCGTACACACTCACGCTCATATCGCGAGGAAGATACTCATCAGCATAAGTAAGCGTAAGCATACAATTGTGCTCATGCGCTCTCGTCTCCGCAACAACACGATATGCCCACTCAATGGAGTGGGATATACGGCACTCTATACACTTGCCGCACGGAACAAAAAACTGATACTTAGCCAACTTAACAGGCATTAAACACATAGCCTCACCTGTGAAAAGTGTAATTTCACGTTTCGTCCCTGTCAGTCGGCGTATATTTATCAAGTAATGAATACGCCTGTAGTTTGGGACGAAACGTGAAAATCTGTAAAAAGTGCAAGTTTTCATCACTATCCGCACGCTCCGCAAGCGGCGGGGACTGCCCTGTTTACTCTATTTTCACGGGCCGAGAGTCGGACTTTTTCACGCACGTTAATCGCGCGCGTTTTGTCCGACTTTGTCACGACAGTGTTGAGCCCCATTTCTCAAGCCTACGTTAAGGCTCGAAAAACGGGGCTCAGGCAGCCGATGGGAGCCATCGGCGCTTAGTTATATGCAAGACACCGTTTTGCGGCTCTACGGAACGATTTTGAGGCTTTTATCGCCTCGATAATGCTATCGCGGTGTTTGCAAGTACTGTAAGCAGGCTTGTTGTGTTGCGGGCAGTCCCTCCGCCGCTCGCGCTCGCGTTACTTCCGCTCGCTGTAGAGCCTGAGGGAGAGGCAGCTCCGCTGCCACTATATGCAAGGTATGGATTCAAGCCTGCGGCCTGGAGGTCCTTAACGGCCCTCTGGTAAGCAGTATTGGCCATGCGCTCCTGAAAGTCGCGATTCTTTTGAGCCTCTGCCGCGTTAAACTCTCTGTTACGCAATGCCTCTGCCGAATTATAGTCCATTTCGACTTTTGTAGGGTCGAAAGTACGAGTAAACCAATTCGAAGTCGCTCCGTTCGTTCCAAACAAACGGTCTGCGACGGTAGGTCCACCAAATGCCATTGTACAACCTCCTTAGTGATGGTCTATCAAGGAAGGCATGCTATAGACAGGCATCTTACGAACGGCAGACATATCGAAGTAGAAATTAAGGATAAAGTTGTCTTGGCTCGACGAGGGGACAGACAACGTTCTATCTACATACACGGGAGTTTCTTCAGTAAAAGACTGCGAAAGCGTAGGAGCTGAAGAATAGTTATCTGCAAAGTGCCAGATATCCAGGGAGTTGGATACTCCAGAACGCATTTCGCCCGAAATAGTATTCGGGATATTGCGCAACTCAGACCAGGCTTCACGATATCCAAAGACAGTATCCTTATTCACGGTAGACATGCCATACAACTCGGTGGTATAAACGGGCTGCTGGCCGATCGTAGAAAATAGAGGGTCATAAAAATCCTCACGGACTCTACGACGCCACTTTTTAGCAATGCCTTGCTGATAAGTATGGCGATACCTCAAGCAAGCAACCGTCATAATAATACCATGCTCGTTAAACTTCCGAGAGTAACCTGTACGACCGTTCGTCCAGGAATAAGCGCCTACGTTACCGAGGGG